TGCTAAGTCGTCTGTTTAAATCAGTCCAGTGAATAACATCGATATTATCTACATTATCTGGTACGATTGCCTCCACAGGACATTCGGGAATACAAACGGCACAATCAATACATTCATCTGGATTAATTACTAGAAAGTTGGGACCTTCATAAAAACAATCCACAGGACAAACATCAACGCAGTCAGTGTGCTTACATTTAATACAATTTTCTGTAACTAAGTGTGTCATAGGTGTGACAATCTAATCAAAGTTGCGGCTAAATTAATTTCACGATCAATTACTAAAGTGTCATCTACAAGACCTTGTTTGATTATAAGTATTGCTTTTTCTTGTTTTTCTTCTTCACCAAACAACACTATATTATCATAAAGCCAACGATAAATGTCTTCCATTTCTTCTGGTCGAGCTTGACTACATATTAATTTTCTTGCTTCGCTAATCTTGCCAGCTTTAAACAATTGAACCATTTCTAATCTATAATCAGCTTGTCCGCTATCGCTTTTTTCTGGACTATGTAAATGACCATCTAAACTGTTCATCTGTACAGTATTAATACATTTACGGAGATCTGGATAGGTAGCTTTAACAAAAGTATCCAATGTGTCCAAATCAAACTCTATGTTTTCCTCAACGAGTATTGTAGCGACTCTTGCAGTAAATTCTGTAGCATCCACTCTTTCAACGTGGAATCCTTGACATCTACTGTGTAGTGCAGGAATGACCCTATTAGGATAATTGCAAGTGAGGATAAAACGAGACGTAGTGTGATACTCCTCCATAACACCACGAAGTGCCGCTTGAGCGTTAGGTGACAAATAATCTGCTTCATCTAATAGTACTACCTTAAAATCTCCAAAGGGAATCATTTGCACAAAGTTAACAATTTTGTCTCGAACGTCCTCAACACTATTTGTTCTTGATGCATTAATTTCTAGTACGTCAAGATCGTTAACGCCTAGTTCATTAAGCAATATTTTTGCTAAGGTTGTTTTACCAATACCCGCATTGCCACTAAACAACAAGTGTGGAATAGTGCCTTCTTTGACCCATCTTTCTACTTGTTGTTTTTGATGTTCATCTCTAAACACGTATCCGTCAATTGTTTTTGGACGGTATTTCTCTACCCAAAGTTCTTTCATTTTCTTCCTTTGTATCTTCAGCCCACTTGCCTTCAATAATATAGCAGGGTTCTGGTGGATCGTGATCCTTCATATATTCACCTGCTGTCGTAAATTTTAAATCATTTGTCATACCATTTCTTCAGCAACACCTAATACTTCTGCTAGTATTAAAAGACTACCGGCATACCAAAACATACTATAACACAGTGCAACACCTGCAGCCACCCTTACAGCACTTTTGGCAAAGCTGATATATTTGTGTTTAACTGGGTCAGGATGTTTGTATTCTACTTCAGGAATTGGTTCACCAGATAAAACTTTATCAATTTTTGAGCGTAGCTCTTTCATTGCTTCTATATTTTTTTCATGTTCATTCATTTTATTAACTCCAGAGTTTTCCTTAGTATACAGAAAAAGACAGGGCCAGTCAAGGCCCTGTGTTAATTATTTTACCGTTTTAAACGTCTGATGGTCGTTCGTTAGCTTTAGCCAATATACAATCAGTATCTACTCTTCTGATGATAATTTCATTTCCATTTTCATCTTCAATAGTAATTCCTCTAGTCCATCGACCGTGTTCAACTAAGATCCACTCGCCAACTGCTACGTCTGTTTGTTCATGCCCAATAGCAAATACTTTACCCCAACGTGGTCTAATACCTTCGGTCTTACCATCATCATTGGGAAGCACAATGCCGCCTGCACTTACACGCATGTCAAAATCCATATCAGAAACAAAAACATTATTTCTTATTGGTCTTAGTTTGCCTTTTACAACGTTCATTATTCGTCCTTTGGTTTACCTTTGTAATATTCTTTTAGAACATCTTCACGTTTACGGATAATTTTACCGCCAGGTCCTAATTCATCTCCACGAGCATTTACTTTAGCATTACCAACTGCTAGAGTCAATTCATTTTGATTCCTTAATTTTTCTAAGTCTACCTCTTTGCCTAATGCACTTCGGTAAGCCTTTTTTAATCCTTCTTTCATTGCCATAGCAATCTCCTTTACTATCTTAAAAAATCACGCCAATCTAAGTCATATTTAATTGAGTCTATTTTGTGTACACCAATTAAAAATAACACAAAACTGCTGACGCTACTGCCTCGCCCCACACCCCAAACGATGTTGTTAGCTCTGCAGGTATCTACTAGGTATTTAAGCCATTGAAGCAAGGGCATCATATTTCTTGCTTGGAATTCTGCTAGTTCTTCTTGAGCTCTATTATAAGCTTCTGTATCTGCACATTGTTCTAATACCCAATTTTTAATATCAAAACTTTTATATTTTTCAGGCATAAACCAAACACTTTGATGTGCTAGATCAAAATCCTCTATAGATACTGTTTCAATATTTGGATCTAAGTGCTGTAGATTGATTTCTGAAATTTCTTTCAGTTTATCTATGTTTGGGGTTTTTTCTAAATAAACCTTTGATAAAAAATCTAACTGATCTTTATACAGCAGATCAATTAGTTCTTTTTCATTATAAGTTATATTACCAAATTTGTCAGATTGCATTCAACTATTTTAGTTGATTTGAATCAAGTCGTCAAGATCTTTATTACGTTTTTGGTATTGTTGATCCCAGGCTTTAGCTCGCCTAGTAGTTAATTCTTCTTTGTAAATGTCTAAAAATGATGCAATTTGCATTTTTAAATTTGGGTTACTAGCAGTCCAATATTTTTTGCTGAGATCTTGTATTTTATTTTCGACCTCAGCGTCTTTAAGTTTTGATAAATCTTCTATCAATGGATTTATTGCTGTCATGCAAACACACCAAAATTCTTCAAATAAACATTTACACCGTTATCATAAGTCCAAGCTTCAACTACAACCTCTGTGTTATTTGCTACAGCTACTTGTGCTAGTGATCCTGATGCAGTAAACTCCCCAGAAACAAATTTAATATCTGTAACACCTTGACTGTCTAAAGTTATAGTTTTAGAACTTCCACTGGTATTTTTGATATGCAATCTCATCTTACCATATAGATCGCTGTCGGGCCAGTTGATAAATCTTAGTGATATATTTGCGCCAACAGTGACTACTTGTAACGGACCATTTTCTAAATCAATGTCTGAGTTTGTTGATACAGTGCCGTTTTGTCTTACTGACCCGTAAAACTTGTTTACTTCTGCATCTTCCAACAAAACCCCATTAAAATTATTTGCCACATTTAACTTAGCAGTGCCAGATTGCAGTGTATCAATTTCGCCTTTAGCAGTATTAAGTGCTGTTTTAATGGCATTAAAATTATCTCTAAATCCTTGGCTGTTGTTGTCTTGCCCAGCAACTGGATATGATTCGTCAATTGAAGAAGTTGAAATTGCGCTTGTCATGTTATTGTTACCCTGTCATTTTTAAATACTAGATATTTATCGCTTCCGTATCCGGTGACGGAATCTATTATGTATCTATCTACTGTATAGTCTAGATTTTTGAAATCAAACCCGCTAAATTTAATGTTTAGCAATATATCTGCACTGGTCCCTGGATTGCAGTAACAAATAGGAACAGCTAGAACAAACCCTAATTCTTGTTTAGCATCATCTTGAACACTACGCATCCAAAGAGGCAAATAATTTCTTTCTGTTGATCCTACAGCAGAAATTCTATCTCGCCAATTTGTAATACTACTAGGGAATCGTTTTATTGGATTTGGATCACTAACAAATAAATCAGTTTGATCTATTGTAGTTCTATCAAACGGTCTAGGAGCAAAAGGTTCATCACGATTTAATCTTGTTAAATTTTCTCTACCATCCCAAATACTGTTGTCGGTGTCGACTGTAATAGTATTAGGGTCTCTGCTGGTATTGATTACAGAATTTAGTTTTTTATTACCTTTTTCTAAAGGATCTATCATTTCAACATAGATAATTTCATAAACTACGTCGTTGGTTCCTGGTATTTTTGCTTTAGCAGATTTAACATTGCCAAATACAAAACGTTTTTTCTTATGATTAAGTCCTATAGCACTTACATACCTTTCTGCGGCTTTTGTTTCGATGCCTGCATAAACTAACATTCTAAGATCACGTTGTATACCAAAATTTATATCATTAGGTCTGTAGATACTGTTTGGTGTGAAAATAACATTATCGTCAATAAATCCATTAAACAAATCTCGTTTGTTTTGAATCATAAATGTTCTAGCACTAATGTTGCTGTATAATCTGTCGTTAGGAGTAGAAATTTTAATAACAAATTCTCTGTCTATAAAACTGTATTCAAATTCATCCTTAGCTCGTATGACAAATTTATATTCTCGATCAACAGTGGTAGTGCCACCATCAAAAGTTTGATTATTGTACACATTACCTAAAATATCAGTATCACTAAATGTTGTAACACCGGGCGAACCAAGTGATCCGTATTGAGTTACTTTGCCCGTTATTTCACCGTTAAGTTGTAAAGTTAAACCTGGTGGCAAAGATCCAGTAATTAAACTGTATAAGATGGTAGCGTTTTCTACAGTTGACGTTGCAGTTACTCTAAGAGTACTGATATAATTTGCATCAACTGAACCTAAAGATTGCGGAGTCAACCAGTTCATTACACTGTCAACTTCACCTAACGTACTCATTGTAAATGTACGTTTACTGGAAGCTATTTCCCCGTCCTCTCCAAATCTTCTTGCAGTGACTGTAAATTTATAAGTTTTTGTAATAGCTGGTTGATAAGGAACTATACCAAATATTTCTGAGTTTCTAATATCAAACTGCATGTTTGGTGGTAACAAACTGGGAGTACTATCTGGATTAACAGTATCTAAACTGTATACTACAGGACCTAACACTGGTGCATCATATGTGTCTAAATAAATTGTGATATAATTATTTGCTCTATACAAGCCAAGATCGCTTGGGGTTATCCAAATAGGAGCTCTTAAATATGTTCCATCAACAGTAAACACACCGTTACCTGCACTAACTAACGTGTTATCTGCACGTAAGAAATCATCGCCAACTACATAAATCAAAAATTTTCTTTTTGAAATATTATCACCATCACTAACTGTAACTATGAATTCATAATTCCTATTCAATTTTCTTGGTGTAAGAGTGGGTAAGAAATAATCAAAAAATACACTGTCGTATATAAAACTATCGTAGCCATTATCTGGTCTGCTACCATAGTCATATCCGTAACTATCAAACAAATCTTCACCATAACTTCCAGTTCTATTGTCTGTTGGTACAGTTGGTAAAGGTTGTATAAATCCAGTAATACGTCCACTATCAGACATGCTGAGTCCAGGCGGAAGTTCGCCGTCTCCACTGGATATAAAATACTTTAATGTTTGTCCTGCGGCTGTATCAGTGTCTATAGCATCTATTTGAAAATCAACTAGACTGCTATCTAATATAAAATATGCTTGACTAGTTCCTATTGGAAGAGTGCCTTCTTGCGTAACGAACACTGGTTCGTCAGCACCCTCAACAGTAATTTTAAATGTTCGATCAGCTATATCGTTATCGTAGCTGGCTCTAATACAAAATGTGAAATCTGTAGTTCTTGGAACTTCAAAAGCAGAACCTACAATTTTGTCGTTGTTTAATCTAAGTCCAGGCGGCAAAGCTCCGCTAATTACTGTGTAAGTAAGTGCTGAACTGTCGTTGAACGTGTTAGAAAAGGACACAGGTAAACTAATCGTAGTGCTAGTTCGCTCCTGTATAGTACCTAAAGAAGTGCCAGAATTGGCTGTCCAAATTTGTAACATAATCAACCCTTGATATTATATTTATCAAGGACTGATATTATAAATTGACCCAAGCTGTTCCGTCGTAAACTTGTGCTACGTTTGTGGCTGCAGGGCTAGATCCTGCCTGCATAAAAATCATCATACCTTGTGCAGGTGTTGCTACCAATGCTGTACGGGCTGTATCATCAGCTACAACCGGTAACTTGAATGGAACTGTAGCTGTAACTGCTGTTGAGCTAACAGTTAATCTCACAGCACTTGATCCTGACGAATTAGATGCTACAAATTCTAAACGTCCTGGAACAGCACTGGCACTAGGGGCGCCGTCTACAACACCTCTAATTTTTGCCGCACTATAGAATGCTGAATCTGGAAGATAAAATCCATTGAAATCAAATGTTGATATTTCATCATTGTTAGCAACACTTTGTGGGGCCAAAGGATTAGCACCTTTAGATCTTAAAAATGTTACAGTAGCACCGATTTGTGGTCCACTAAAGGTTGATGGGTTTGTTACAAACGCTGTAGAAGTGGATGCTGAATTGTGTGAAGTAGCAATTACTAACGAAGCATTAGTACTGGCAGCACTAGATAGTGTAATACCTCCAGTAAATACGTCGTTAAACATTTCTAATCTTGATCCTTGAATTATTGCTTGAACATCAAGTCTACCTGTACCTGCTAGATCAATTACTAAATCTTGATTTGTGTTTAATGTGCTAATCGTATGATCTGAAATAGTAACTTCACCTGTAGTAAAAGTACCAGCGTGAATATTATTAATTGCATCAACTAACAATGTACTGTTGTCGCTAAACACAGATCCGTTTAATTGCCCGTCAAAATTACCTACAACAGTAGTAGCTGTAACAGTTCCATTTACTGTTAACCCAGTTAATGTTCCTAAACTAGTAATATTAGGCTGTGATGCGTTTGTAACTGTGGCTGCTGTACCACTAACGTTACCTGTTACATTGCCTGTTAAATTTCCTGATATTGTTCCTGTTACAGTTAACCCACTGTTAATTTGTACTATACCAGTTCCTGATGGATCAATAATAATGTTTTCGTTGCTGTTTAGGCCTTGAATATTATTTTGAAAAATATTGATACTACCAGTGTTGAATACTTCTACATCTCTTGGAGCACTAATTGTAATAGTGTCAGTGCCTGCATCTGTAGTTAGGACTACGTTTGTTCCTGCTACAAGTGTTAATGTATCTGTATTATTGGCAGCACTCAATGAACTTTGACCTGCTACATTTATTGCACTGTAATAACCTAATGCTACACCACCAGTTGTGGAACCATCACCTATGAATAGTTTTTTTGTATCTGTAGTGTACAGTGGTTCACCAACAGCAGGAGTGTTTAATCCGCTTAGCGATCCCCTTTGTGCTTCTGTACCTCTTCTAATTTGTAACGCCATGATGTCTCCTAATCCTTTAGAATGATCCCATATCTAGATCAAAAGTTGATGGAGCTAAGAAAGTGCCGAAATCTATATCTGCTTGCGCCCCCAACAGTGTTCTTACATCTACACCATAGATTGTGGCTTCAATATTTCCACCACCTACGATATTAAAACCATTCATATTCAAGTTTGCACCTAATGTTGGTGTTGTTTCTGTTTGTAAATTTCCCTGACCACTAATTGTAATTGTGGTTCCATTGCTGGCTAATGTAATATTAGTACCTGCCACCAATGATTTAAATTGTAATGTAGCACCTGATTTTTGTGCAAAAACACCTTGGCCAGCACCTAAATTGCTGGCTGCTGTTGTATCCTGCGTGTTTAGCAGGCTAAAATTAGCATTGACTTTTTCAAAGGCCGTACGAAGATCGTCTCCAGTACCGTCATTTGCGTAATTTCCTAAGTTAATTGTTTGAATAGGCATATTTTGTCTCTTTTAGTATTTACCAATATTACCACGATCCATCTTTGGCTATTCTATGCCAGCAAGCATTAGAGTTGTCAATGAAGTTCCTAAAACAAACATAAAAATAATTTGAATCAGCAGAAACCATGCCAGCAACATCACCTGCTTGTCCGTACTTCCAAGTTGGAACTGGTTGAAATGTTAAGGTAGTGCCGCCAGACATAGTAGTCCAACTCAATACTCCGCTACCATTTGTACTTAAAACTTGACCGTTTGCCCCACCTAATATACTTACATTGGTAACATTAGTTTGAATGGGTCCAACTACTTTGCCTAAAATTCCGTCAATAATTTTAGTACTGTCGTCTGCAAATACAGATCCTTCTACGTCTCCAACCAATCTACCATGCAATACACCATTGACACCGTCTACAATCATTGTACTGTCGTCACCAAATACACTGCCTTTAATATCTGTTTCTATAATTTGAGCCCCTGCACCACCTGATAATAATGTATACAGTTCTTGAAAATTACTGTTTATTTTACCAAATGCTGTACGTATTGGGTCGCCATTACCTTTATCAGCAGTACCTAAATTAATAATTTGACGTGCCATTATAGTCTCCCTACTGCTACTTCAACTATACCCTTGCCTGGGTCTAATTTATCTTCAATTGCTTTACCAATAATTGTACCAATTTGCGGAGTCATTGCTTTACATGCATATCCTGGAATGGCACTAGTTGTTAGTAAGTCACCTTTTTTGATTGTTCCTGCAACTTTAACTGGAACACGACCTTGTAGTGCTACACATACTCTTGTTCCTGGGCACTCAACGTTCATTATATAAGCAGGGTTTGTACTTACAACACCAGCAACTCTACTGTCACTACTAATGTTAGTAGTAGTAACTTCAGCACTACCGCCAAATATAACTACACTTCCTGGTTCGTATTCTTGATCACTAGTATACCACTCTGCTAAGTCAGCGTATGTTGCTTGTAGTGTACTTGATCCTTGTAAGGTCCACTGTCCAGTGATTACACCTGCACTACCTGCACCAGTTTCTGCACCAGCATGTAATGTGTCACTGTAAAGTGTTCCAGCTCTTGCATCAATTTGGCCACCGGCCTGTAGTACAATTTTACTTGCACCTTGTAGAGTCCATTCGCCAGTTAATGATCCTGCACCACCAGCACTGCCAGTAGTAATATTAGTTGCTGTGACTACACCTGTTAATGTCGATGAACTATCAACAGTCAATGTTCCATCAATTTCAAAATTATTTTTAATATTTGTTACGCCAGTAGCATCATTACCAAATGAAGTTAAGAATGCAAATGGTGTTCCAGTGGCTCTTGGATTATAAAATTCTACGTGTATACCACTAGTATCAATAATTTTGTAGCCATCAACTTTTAATTGTTTTACATCTATGTTACCGCTGCCATCAGTTTTGACCAAACTGTCATTACCGCCAGTTGTAGTAATACCGACAATAGCATAAGTGTTTGTGTTATTAGGTGAACTGCCTGTAACACTGCTAACAGTTACAGCACCAGGAGTAGCAAATGCAGTTCTTAAACCTTCCTCAACAATGGCCTGTGAAGTCACTTGTTGTGGGAAAGTAGCACTGCCCGTTAAGTTTCCTAAAATGGCTTTACTGTCAATATTAGCTATTTCTTGACGACTAATACCGCCAGCTTTAATTCCTACCCAACCGTTGGTTATTTCAAAATTTGCACTGTCAAAACTTGCAACACCTGAAACAGCTTGTATTGCATCAATGTCAACAGCAGTTCCATCACCAGAACCTGCGCCTGTTGCTTGGAACACTACATCAACAGTATTGGCGCTTGCACCAATAGCCGTAAAGTCTGTAGTACCAACTGTAGCAATTCTATAGCGTTTTCTAACTACAAAACTACCAGCGTTAACTGTAGTTACGGTTGGAGTTACCCCACTAGTAGTAGCTAAGTTTAGACCTAATTTGCTTTGTAAAATACCTGAATCAGTTTTAACATCTTCATTTAATATTGTGTCGGGATTAATTTGATAATTTAATTGAGCACCACTTAGTCCAATGACTGTTGCTCCTGCGTTATGTATTGCAGGAACATGAGTAGGACTACTGTCACCACCAATATTAGCATCAAATTTAAATCCAGGATTTAATAAACATAAACGTACAACACCGTCAAATCTTTCAACGCCGCCGCCTGTTGTAACACTTTGATAAGCAAATATTTCTTGATTGATTCTCAAATATCCTTGACTTGGGAATCCTGCGGCACTGACTACAACAATGCCTGCATTAACGTCTAATTGTGTTATACCGCTTATGGCTGTTGATAATGTTGTTGTGTTAGCACTGGTAAATGTTGCTGTGATATCACCAGTAATAGTAGCACTAACCGCACCTGTACTTGCACCAGTAAATGCTAACACATCTGCAGCCGCAGGGTTGAATAATGCAACATCCTTACTGGCTTCTAGTGTGTCAAAGTCAGCAACTAAATTGTCAACATATAATTTATTTGTAGCGTCACTGTTAGCCAACGGAGCTGCCACGTTTCTTAGTTTATATCCACCAATATCTAAATCAGCTGTAGCAGGTAATGTACCATCACGATCTAAAAATCCTGGTCCAATCGCAGCAAGGCCTAAACTAATTAAAGCAATGCCTCCTCTATTCATTCCTAAACGTCTATCTATATAAGTTTGTATAGCGTTTTCAGTTGGTACAGCATCATCTGCACCATCAATAAATTCTGTATCGTCTGAGAATTCTCTAATTTCACGACCAGTCTTAAATCCTAATCCGTCTAAGTTTGTAAGAGCAATACTAGCAGAGAAGCTAACACGACCAGTACCTTGGTCAACTGTAAAGAATCTACCTACACGGAAGAAACCGTTTTGATCTGTCGAGATCCAGAAAACACGACCTTGTGTACGTTCTTCAACTTCTTGACTTTGAACAGGTGTACCACCTCTACCATAAATTTTACTTGGGTAGTTAGTAGCATTATAACCACCAGTACCAATATCTAAGAAGTCGTGACCAGTTGCACGACATGTACTGATATTAACTAAAACTTCTGCTGATTCGTCTTTGCTTAACCCAACACGTAGACTAAATGGATTAGTTGTTAAATTGCCATTAGTTACAGGTGTAACACTGGTTTGAAGACCACTAGATACTGGAACAGCATTTATGTTTCGTATTGTTTCAAATGTGGTATACGCATAGTTAGCACTAACACCTTCGTCAAAATAGTTAAGAACTCTATGAGTTTGACCATCCCAAGCAAACAACATTGTTCCTGTTAGTAAACGAGCTACTTCGCTGGAACTATTTCTTGTGTGGGCAACACGTCTGTCACCAATTTTGCTACCTAACGTAGCTCTAGCACCGCCGTATTTGAAATAAACAAAACCACTGATAACTTTTTGTGCTTCAGAAGAACCAGTGTTTGAGTAAGTGAAGGTAGTGTCATTGACCACAGTAACAGCGACATCGGTAGCGTCATAAGTGTTGTCACTGCAATCAACATCAACTAAGTCACCAGTTTTAAGATCATGATCTCTAGCACAAACAACTGTAGCAACGTTACTGGCATTTCTGCTGACAAATGTCATTACTGTAGCGTCAAGTTTACTTGGAACTAATACACTGGCAGCACCAGTTTCAGCTTTTGTTAAAACAGTAGCACCAGTGTTACTATAACTAAATGCAACAGTTGATGGTATAGCAGTGACTAATACATTAGTAGCATCAAAAGTATCGTCATCACAGGCAACAGTTACTCGCTCACCAACTTTTAAATTATGTACTTCATCTAAAAATACAGTAGCAACGTTACTAGCATTCCTTGCTACACTTATAATATCACCTATTAAACTACTTTGTTTTATTTGTAATTGAATGTATCTATAACTAGAGTCAGTTGTAATCACTGCTTCTTTATTTGGAATAACAAATCCTGCATCAGCTTTAGCTAAAACATTACTACCAGCATTGGTATAGGTAAACGTGGTAGTGTTTACTACAGTAAATGTGCTGTTTGTAACATTAAACGATGTGTCTACGGCATCAATAGTAACATATTTTTCTCCGCTAGTACTACTGCTTAACAAATTATGTGGAACTGTGGTAACTACAGTTACAGTGCCGCTGTTTCTTGCTATAGTACTAATTGCTACTGGTTCACCAACTTGCATGTCTATACCAATACTATCCTCTGCGGCATAAGCAATGGCACGATAAACTTCTGGACTTGTTGGTGCAGGGTCACCAACAAACGTTAACGCTGTACTTGGTCTAATTGGGTTAGTTTCTGTTACATCATAGAACCTAAATGTCTGTAATGCACGAAGTGTTATGTTTTGATTATGTGTTAAGTCGGCAGCTAATCCAGATGCAGTATTGTCGGTATTATTGCTACCTAATTGAACTCTTAATAAAGTACCTGCAGGAGCTGGGGGTGTTTCTAAATCACTAACATCTTCAAGACGACTTATTTCATATGTAAAAATACCAACCACAGGACCATGATTAATCTCAACTGCTGTGATATTTTGCGGGATATAGTCAAAATTATGAATAACAAAACTAGTATCAACTTCTTCACCAGTGCTGGCAAAAGTTCCTCCACCAAGTTTGTATACTTGGGTAGTTTGTACCATGTCTTCACCAAGTGTAATACTATCTGGAACTTCTAATGGGTCTCCGCCTTCAGCAACTAACCCATATACACCCTGCGCAGTAGATCCATTTAACGAACGTATTTGTCCACCATTTTTAGCGTAGAAAGCTGTGTGACAATAATAACTGAATACAGAAACTGTTTCAATTAAACCTTTATTGGTACAGACTAAACCATAACCTAAATCGTTAATTTGTGTAAAGTCGTTACTTAACATACTGGTATTACCAGCACCAACAATAGTAATTGTTGCAGGCACTACTGCAAATACACTGGTCTGTAATAATGTAGATTGTGATAACAACACTTGATATACAGGATAAGATCTAGCTGGGGCACTGGTGATTCCGTTAGTAACTATTGGAACTAGAGTATTCGTAATTAAAGTATTGATACTGCCAAGAGCACCGCCTTCACCTGGATTAGATAAATCTTTGGTCTGCGCAATATCTGCTTGTAAAGGATCAACTGTGATATTGGTAATAATATCACGAGTCATAGTCCTAATATATTCATATGCACTTAGACAAACACTTCTTATGTAAGTTGGTAATTGGTGTTCTCTAGCATAAAATTCAAATGATGTTTTAAGCATTTCACTGTTACCAGTGTATGCCAAATCATGTATTAATGCATCAACAATATATCCAGTGTCTCTTGCACTTTTGTATTCTTTATAGTTTAGTGTTGGATTATCGGCAGCAATTTTCGCTACAACTTGTGCTTTAATAAAGTTTTTATTTCTCTTTATTAAACTAGATGCTAAAGGATAACCAACACCGGAAGCACCATGTACAGCATCAATTCTATATCTGTTTGCGCCAACTTGGAAGAAACAAGGGACTTGTGGCTTTTTGTCAATATTGGTTATTACTATGTTTTGACTGTCAATTTTACTTGTAACACTGGCAGTTAAATTCCCAGTAAAGCCGTCAACAAATTGTCCGCCACGGAATGCTTGTTTGTTAAGTGATTGTGAAAAACTTGAGCTTTGCTGACAATACGGTGATTTACTTAATATTTGACCATCCGGGTCCAATACCATCATAAATCCTCCATGCCCCTGTACACAAACCTGTCTAATAATAACACTGTCGTCGCATAAAAACACATCAATGTCTTTGTTATTTTTAGGTGGATTGTACAAACTAGCAGGATTTGTTTTGTCAATAATTGCCTGTATAGTTGTAATTTGACTAGCTATTCTAGTACCACTGCCGCTTTCGCCCGCAGTACCTGTTACTTGGGTAACTGAACCTCTCTTTGGTGGTGTTGTTGATCCAGTTAACACAGTGTTAGCAATAATTGCCTGTGCTAAGGTATTAACATAACCAATTCCTGCAAGTGTTTCTGTTTTTTGTGTTGTAATTGCTATTAATGCACTAGCGTTCTCAAAATATTTTTCACCAGCATTTAATGTTTCATCAATTTGCCCAGTACGCAAATCACTAACCATTGCATCAACAATATAGCCTACGTCTCTACTACACAGTGCTTGATTATAAACTAAACTAGGATATGTTACATTAATGTATCTAATAACTTCATCTTGAATTAATGCTTTGTTTAATGATAATAAATTGGCAGCATTTGGATAAAGTGTTGGAATATCGTAGATTAATGTATTTTGTAGTTTTGCTGGATCTGTTAGATAATGCTTACCGTAAGTCGCAGTTTGGTAAATTGTCCAATTACCTGATGCAACGGCAGTTAACGAACTAAAAGGGTCGTGTAATGTTACGTTAAATGTTGTACTACCACTTACTGACGTAATAACACCTTCAGCAGGATAATTGCCTGTTCCCTGTTGAGCTTTAAAGAAAGCGCCGACCCAATTAGGATTTGTAGTTCCAGATCCTAATGTAACAACAATGTCGCCAGTTAACTGGCTAGGTGTTACTGTAGTAGCCGTGGCTAAATTTTGTCCAGTATAATTTGTAAGTCTTAAACCATCAAATGTTTTATCTCTATAAAATGAAATATCAGCCCACTTACTTTTACTAACTCTTGGGGCAGGTCTAATAATAGTTCTACGCATTTCGTCACCAATAATGGCAACGTTTGCTGGTACACGAATTGGATAATCTTCGTAATAGATACCACTTTCAACTTCAATAGTAATGTTTAAATCTTTAACAGCTTCACCATAAGTCAGTGCCTCACCAACTTCAAATGTACCACTGAGAACATCCAAATCCATGTAGTCTTCGCCAATGATAGAAGTTCCGTCGGCACCGTAATAATAAACAATGTAACCTCTGGCACCACTGTGTTGACCAACAACTAATTTTCCAGGAATCAAATCAATGTTTAATGGGTTTCCTTGATCAACTGGACTACCACTGTCATTGTTGAATTTAACTCGTAAATAGCCTGTAGGTTGAACTACAGTACTAGTAATTTTAGAAATATCAAGACCATTATTATAAGCAATAGTCTGTTGATATGGGCCTGGTTCTGGTTGTGAATCATTAATCAATGATTCTGCATATTCTGCTGCGGCACCTAAAGTCCTAAACGCATAAGCTAATGCACGGCCTTCTTTTCCAGGCGGTGTATTAGTTTGTGCATCGTCACCAGTAGTAGAAACAAACAAATTAATTTGACTTGCAAAACTACTGTTGTCTACATAATATTTTGTTGCGGCTTGTAAATCGTCTGGACCGTTTGGATTACCCGCACCAGCCAATGCACCTGGGTGATCTGATAAGTTTAATAGCCCAGTCATAGTGTCGCCTTGGCGACGTACTACACTAGTTCTCGGCAGTGCTTCGTTGCTGACCCAAAATCCAGCTAGGTTTGGATCATAATAAGAATCAGTAATAGTCTGTGTACCAGTACCGCCGCTGATACTTAATCTATTTGTGCCGTTTTTAGCATCATTAAAAGTTGGATGTACACTTAATTGATTAGCGTTTACGAATTTTAAAAAGTAAACTGGTTTCGCCGTACCTGTACCAGATCCAACACCGCTGGCTGTAAATCTTTCACCTGGGGTATTTGAATCAGCACCAAGAGTTACAAAGTTTGTGGAACCAGCAGTATTAATAACATAAGTTCTTCCTACAATAAAAGAACCTGCGTTTACTGTTTCTTCTAAATTTGTAGCATTTGTGCCTGTGCTGTTATAGGTATAACTAATACCGTCAGCACCACTATCAAGACCATGACCAGTTATATTGATATTGCCATCTACATATGAATCAATTGTTCTAGTATATTCGTTAGCACTGTCAGGTTCACTGCGTAGTCTAATCTGACCTGCACTACCTGATCCGCCTGTTTGCTGGATGTAACGTCTATCAGCATAGCCTTTGGTTATAGCTAGGTCATCAATGGTAGCAGTTGTGCCTGAAGGGCCATGCACAGCATTGAATAGCGCCACTGCTGTGGGACTTGGGTCAGCAATTTTACCAATAGGAAAAGTACCAGCGCCATTTAAAGGTCCACTGAGATCTGGGCTAAAGTCTGTACTTAAACTACCGCCTGTGGCACTAATAGTAATTGCTGATGGGTTACTAACATCTACAGAAATGCCTGCACCTGCAGTCAATGTTCTTGCTAATATATCATTACCACTATCATTAGATGTGATAATTTTATTAGACCCTAAAACGTCTGGAACATTATCTAAATCTTGAAAACTAATACGTCCTTCACTGCTGAAGACAGCATATAATTCACCAAAATTTTCGTTAACTTTTCTAAACGATTCACGTATACTGTCACCAGTACCGTCGTTACCTTGTACGCCTATGTCAATTATCTGCTTGGCCATTATTCATTCATCCCATCATAAAAATTATCTGAAGGCGAAAAACTAGATCCACAACCACAAGTAGTTTGTGCATTGGGGTTTTTTATGTTAAAACTAGCACCCATCAGGTCTTCTTTATAGTCAATTTCTGCACCCTGTAAATACTGCATACTCATAGCATCTATTAAAATTTTATATTTTTCTAAAGGTATTTCAAAATCATCATCGTTTTGATCTTCATCAAATGTGAATCCATATTGAAATCCACTACAGCCACCGCCCTGTACAAATGTTCTTAGACAAAGGCTAGGGTTGTTTTCCTCATTAAGTAGATCAATAATTTTTGTTTTTGCAGAGTCAGTTATTGTTATCATATTGATATTTATCAAACGGTTTTATAACCTTAATGTAAATATTTGATGTTCTTGCAAGAAGAAAAAACTACATCAGAATTTCAACGTGTCAGTAAGCTAGGTACGTTGCATACCTACCTAAGAGATAAAATTGTAGCTGTTTTTAGGTGCGATAGTTGTGGGGAAATTTTTCGCAGGGATAGACAAAAAATGAGCCCTAAACGACTAAACAACAATTATTTCCACGTATGTGGGTGTTGTGATTCTAAAAAGTTTGCACAAAGAAAGGGCGTGGACAGCAGGAAGATTTGGGATATGAAGGCTAGTAGCCTTAACGATATATCTAAATTTTAGGTTTGCTTACCAATTTAATAAACCAATAACAGTAGTCGTGATCATTAAATTTAGCTAGACTAGGTTTTAGGTGATGATCTTTGTGTGTATCTTCACCCCACAACAGTCCTAAAAAACTAATATTTCTAGCATAAGTGTCGTTAATTCTATGGTAGTCACTGTGACCCCAAGTGTTAACAATACCTAAGAAAAATGCACATACAGTAACGCTAACCCCAGCAAAATATACAATCCAAAGTGGATTTATTAAAAATAATGTTAACACGTATACAGCAAATAATTTGTTATAGTGATTATGTAGGAACATTAACTTTTTATCTCTAAGCACATCCATGACTAATTTAGGATTTACATTATCTATACTGTACCAAGATATTAGTGTTTTAAATTTACCTACACTAAAAGGACTTTGTGGATCCTCGGCAGTATCGGTTTTAGTATGATGGGTTCTATGTATAATAGCCCAACCTAAAGGAGTTCCTTGCCCACTTATTATCATTAGGAAATAACAGAAGTATTCAGATAATTTGTTTCGATATTCAAATGCTCTGTGACTGATTTTTCTATGATATAAGGCACTAACAGAAATACCTGATAACACCCACCCTAAAATTATACCTGCTAATAGTAAACCAATATCAAAATAATATATTGATGCTAGAGCGAATATGAATGTAACAATTTTTAATTGCTGAGTTGCGGTCATCAACTATTTAAATTTTAGTTGCTAGACCTAGAGTGGAACTGACAGCGTTCCAGTTGATGATCTTCCATTGATTTTCTAGATACTTTCTTTTATCGCTTTGATAATCTAAAGCCCAGGCATGTTCCCACCAATCCACTAATAGAACAATATCATTTTTAATTTCATGATTGGTAATAGTTTTAATTTTTCCATCACGAGCTAGATATGCCCATCCACTGCCCTGTATCTTCATAGCAGTTTCTGCAAATTCTTCTTTAAATTTGTCAAAAGTCTTGTAATGTTTTCTTATAAACTCACTAATTGGCCCAGTGGGTTCATTATTGTTTTTAGGTTTTTGATATTGTGCAAATAATATGTTATGTAAAAATGCGCCTGCTCGATTAAATTTGGAATCGCCCTCGCCTTTGTTAAATCTGTCTACATAACTTTGAGCCAATTTTCCATAATGATAATCAAGTGTTTCTTTACTTATGGAAGGACTTAACTCGTTCCTAGAGTACGGAAGGCTTTTGAGTTCTAAAGTTTCCTTTTTTCCCTCTAAAATAGTTAAAAATTTCTTGATTTCATTGTCCATACTATATTTATTAATAAATATCTCCACAGGAGGAACTATAATGTTCGGATTAATTAAGAAACTATTTGGCGCAAAGCCAGCAGAAGTGACTGCGGAAGCCCCATATAAAATTGAAACGCCTGTGGCAGAACCAACCCCTGCTCCAGCACCAGTTGTCGAGGCTGCTCCAGCAGTGTCAGCACCTAAGAAAAAACCAGCTCCAAAAAAGCAAAGTGGTGCGCCTAAGCAGGGTGGGAAGCCACGTGGCAGAAAGCCAAAAGCTAAAGCTCAATAATATAAGGGGTCGTGTGCCCCTTATATTGTTCCTTTTAGTTTTAAAAACAAGTACTCTTTTCTTTCACACCATCGATACTCAAACACAGGTTCCCCTGGACCTGTAATCATGCCTATACCCTTATAAGCCATTTTAAACCATAATTGTTTACCAGTGTAAAAACAACGTCTTGGTATCAGTGAAAATTTAAGTTCCCAACCTATGCATCGGTGATTAAAAGCCTCGTTAGACCAACCTAAACTATCCATTGGCATAATTGTATAGTTTGAAACTAGCCAAGTTTTTAGCTTTTGATTCGCACATGATGTCAAAATTGTCACGGAAAGTAAGTACCCAGTCATTTACTTCTTTGTTCCAGTAAAAATTACTGTGTGCTCTAAGTTTTGCCTTTTTGTATCCACTGTTTAGCAAAGACTCCAGGATTGGGCGATTGGTAGTGTCATGATTGACAAGTACATCTTCACGACTAACACTGAAATGAATAACAGGACGAACACCGCGCCAACTGTCAATAACTTTCTTAACACGGTCATCTTCTGCACTAATGTATTCTCCAGTCTTAACCCAGTGGTGATGTACGTCTAACACCAAAGCGAGATCGTTTGCCAGTTCGAGGCTGGATTCGATTCCCCAACTGACTTCGTCGTTTTCGATAGTAATACAGTTTCTCGCCTCTGGTGAGAGACGCCTAAGTGCGGCTTTGATACCGGCGGGACCGGCTCTACCCGCAATGTGGACATTGATTTTAAAGTCCTGGAACGTTGAGCCATAGCCCATCCATCTAGCCATATCGGCATGATATTCAAACTCCTCTATACTTCTATTTACTACGTCTGGATTATCACTAGCCAGTACACAAAATTGGCCAGGATGGAAAGACAGACGAACGTCACGATCCCGAGCCAGCCGGCCCACTTCTGCAAAAGCCCGTTCTGCATATGTACGTACATCAGGTAACTGCCAAAAATAGCGCCAAGTAGGCTCAGTATAGACAGGGAGGATATCACTGCTAAGACGAACCATTCGTAATTCATCATTTAAATCTCCTACACGTTCGACTAACAGTCTGGCTGACTCAATGTTTTGTTTAACAAGGTCCCATAGTTTTTGTTCTGCTACTGCTTTGGTCTGACGGTTAAGCCAGGCCACAGTAGTAGCACCTGTATTGTATTTTCTACATTCATCTTTAGGACCAATCCCGTCAATTTGATGAGGATGGTCGATCCATTTACAAGCGAAGCCGATGCGTTTAGTCATACTGTATTATAAAACATACAGTACAAAATGTCAACTCCAATTGGTAACAACGATAGGATCTTTTACTTGTTCTGGTTTTGGGTCACCATGAAAAACTAAAATTCTAGTTTCTGGTTTTATTTTGGGCTCGTGTTGTATAGTAGCAAAGTTTCTTTGTCTACCAACCCCAACTATTTCATTTCGATTTCTAATTTCCCATTTGTAGCTCTGACACCATTCATCAGGCCAAAATGTAAAGTTTTCTTTGATAGTTTCGAAAAGCCAATCTTGATCACCGTGTAATCTTTTAGTAACCGAAGTATCTCTTATCAACTTTTCCCAAACATCTGGCAATGTTCCAGAATCTAATCTAAACACACTACTGTTGTATCTATTCCAAGATGAATTCATAGCCCTAGTAAAGTCTCTAATGATACAAAATTTAGTAGGTGTATATTCAAAAAAACAATCTATATTAGCTATGATAACTATGTCAAGATCTAAAAATAATAGTTTTCCCTGTACTGGAAATTCTTTACTAAACACAAACGGTTTGTACCACCATCCTTGCAATGATTTATTTTGAGGTACAGGTATTACTTTGATTTGATTATCTAATCCTACAGGATTTTCTGTTATACAATAAAAACCAACATCACCTGTGGTGTGTCTTTTTACCATATTATAAAGACGATTAACATACTGTGCTGAATATTTGTCACCATATTTCAAACACACTACGTTTCTACTATAACTATCAATCTGTTGATTTTTTAATTTTGATAGTGCTTTCTCTAATTTTATCTGGGCCTTAAGTGCCTTGCGTTCAGCTTTAGTTAAATCTTCTGACATTGTCGTGGAGAAATTTTAATTGACTAATTAATTTCCTTAATTCGGAAATTGGAACCATATTAGGACCATCGCTTGGTGCAGAGTCTGGATCTTCATGTGTTTCAATAAACACTGCACTAACTGAGCCTGTGGCTACAGCGGCCCTCGCCAAGTAGGGTACCATTGATCTATCTCCACCTGACTTTTCTCCCATGCCTCCAGGCTGCTGTACAGAATGTGTTGCATCAAAAACCACGGGATAACCAGTACGTGCCATAATAGGTAGACTGCGCATATCAACAACAAGATTATTGTAGCCATGACTGTAACCTCTTTCACATAACATTATACGTTGATTGCCTGTAGAAGCAATTTTTTCTGCAACGTTTTTCATGTCGTGGGGAGCAAGAAACTGTCCTTTTTTGACATTTATCGCACAGCCTGTTTCACCAGCAGCCAATAATAAATCAGTTTGTCTACATAAAAATGCAGGGATTTGTAGTACGTCTATGCCTGCATCTGCTACAAGTTTTGCTTGATAGCTTTCATGAATGTCTGTTAGAACAGCAACACCAAATGTGTGTTTAACAGCATTAAGAATTTTTAAACCTTGATCAATGCCTAAACCTCTTTTAGTTTTTAAACTAGATCTATTAGCTTTATCAAAACTACTTTTGTATATTAGAGGTAGATTAAGATCATCAGTAATTTGTTTGATTTGTCCAACCATTTCTTCAGAATGGCTTTGACTTTCAATTTGGCAAGGGCCGGTGATAATTACCAGTGAGTCTGAAGAACCAATAGTAATTTTGTTGATGTTAAATGTATGCATATAATTATTTACCAATGTCTAATTACATTGGCGATAATAAACAAGCAAGTAACCACGTGAATAATTACCCAAAATGTTTTTAAAAATAATGCTACTCGTGCTTCACGTACAGTGAGAATAGGTACATCTGGCCTGTCCTCATCAGTCTGTCCCATTAGGTGCCCAGTTGCCCGGGCCCATATACGTTCAAAACTATTCATCCTTCATACACTGCTGAGTTACCAGCATGTTCAAAAACTTCTACTGAACGTAGTTTTACACCTTGACCAACAGGATAACGTGCTTTGAAAACAACTTTGCCGTTATTCTTAAGCAGTGTCCAATCTTCGCCTTCTTGAAAAGTTTTAAGAATGTTATTCATTACATTGTAGGCTAGTTCTGCAAATTTTTCACAGCCCACACCTTCTACTAGTCTAACGTCACAAACACCACCTTGGTCTTGTAAACCTAATTCAGCCATTTTTAAGAACATTTGTAAATGTGGATCATCTTTGGCAATAACCAAAGTGTGATCAAACATGTGTTCACTCCACTCTTTAAATGCTTTGAGCCCACCAAAGTCCATGACCCAGTTACGATCGTCTAGTGTTTCGGATTCAAAAATTAATTTGATACCAATTGAATATCCGTGTAGTAATGAGCAGTGGCTATGTGTACTGCGCCATTGTCTAAAACAGCATGACAGCCCTCTGTCGTTACCGTAAGTTTTTGTTGAAAGATATTTTGCCATCTCTTGCCTCCTTTTTAAAATGAAGAGAAAGTTTGATGACATGCAGAATTTATATTGCGGGTTGAATGCCTAAGGCCGCATAATGTAATTATACATTTAATGTTTTAAAAGTCAAGTTTTTTGAATTTTTCCAAGACTCAGGAATATTCCAATTTTCTATTTGCCACTGTATAAAATTTGTATTTGGATATAAATCAAAAAGTTTTTTAAGTTGATACAGCCAGTGAGTAAAGTCCACAGCCGATTTTGAGTCAACGTCGTAGTTGTCTGTATTTTTATAAATGTTGTTTACTTTTGAATCTGTACTATAAAGATCAAAACCTAAAAGATTCACTGTATGTGTATTTTCTAAACAACCTAATAAAACAGCAAATGGTCCGCTGTTCCAATTCCAAGGATCGTCCCAGCGACTAGTTCCATCATAAGGCAACTTGGGAACAGTGTGTACGTTTGGATTTGATTTGAATTGATTGATCCAGTTTGGTCTGGTATAAATGGAGATGTTTTTGTATAGTGGATTTAGCAATATCTCTTGAACCATGCGTCTATCAACTGCCACTATCCTATCACAGACGTGGTCTCTATGAATAGCATTACAGCCTATGACCGTTCCGCTAAGTGTTGCTAAGTCTACGTTTTTACGACTTTCGCCGTTGCCGATGATCCAAACATTAGTTGTTTGAGATCTGTCCAAATGGTAACCACTCACCAGGAGTACCTTCTTTTATACACACCCATCCAACATATGCAGTAGCTTCTGGTTCAGTGTTCCAACAGATGTCGCCTTTTCTGTAAGTTCCTGTTGTTGGTTTGTTTGTGCCTGTGATAAATTTCTTGTTAGCAAAACTTAAATTACCATTGACTGTTAGTGCTACGTCTGGTTCAGGATTATTTGCGTTAACACTTACTTGCCCAAATAAACTTAATTTTCGAGCTGTGTTTTGTTTATTTCCTAACTCAATATTATCGTTGCTATCAATTTTGAATTCTTGTTCGTTATCGCAAGTTACAATAAACGAATTAGCAGTAGTAATACCAGTCGAATCTAAAGTAAATTGGTTAGTGCCTAAAACACTTACAGTTGAAGCAGTTAAATTATTTAAAGTAGTTGACCCAAGTACTTCTAAACTTTCTAAAGATCCTAACTTAGTAAGGCTACTAGATGTAACACTAGCACCCAAACTTGCTCTTGATAGTACCATTGCTGAGCCAATACTATACCATTTGTCATCTGCCAGGTCAATTATTTCACTGCTTAAAATTCTATCTGGGTTGGCAGCATATGTAAATTGTCTTGCAGAATTATCCTGCATCCAAACAATGCCTGTACCATATATGCTTGTATCCTTACCCGCTTTAAATGTTAATGGTAAAAATTTACCTTCTCTAGGATCGTTGACTAATTCATCAACTTCTAATTTACCATGAATTCTTATCACAGCATTTTTATATTTGGCGCTACCAAATACTACTTCACCTGTGTTTTTAATTACAACTCTGCTGGTATTATCTGTTCCTAATTCTAAATCTGTGTTGTTAAATGTTCCTACATAACCTACACCAGGTTTATAACTGCTCAGTACCAGTTCAACATTATTTTCTACGATACCGATAGCACCGTTAGGACTATCAGTGTTAATACCTAATCTGTTGTGTACAGAATTAAAAAATGCCCATTCTGCAAATTCAACATCACCGCCCACTTTAAGTTTATGCAGTGTACCTACGCTTTGCAAACTACTTTTTACAACAGAGTCCCCTAGGGCGGTCATTGTTAGCACTGGGATATTTTCTATTTGATAACTGTTACCACGACTTAAATCTAAGTTCATGGTACTCCACATACGCCCGTTTTCTTTAAACACAAACTGTCTTGTAGCGTTACCGTCTGTAAAATGAAAACCTTTACCGTCTAATTCTTTGGCAGTATTTGCTGTAAAAGCAAATGGGTCATTTAGCCCGCCTGGCTCATCACAGATAATATGCTTAACATTGATTGTATCAGCAGTTATTGTTCCGCTAATATCAGCATTGCCTTTTACTGCCACACCGTCATTAAATTTAGATTGTCCTACAACTTCTAAATTTCCAGCATGAGTAATAGGGCCTTCAGTGAATTTTACACGCAGTTTTTCAATGACAATTTTGTCGCCGTCGATAGAAAGTAGGTTATTCATGTGGGTTATCTCGTTTACTTCAGTATTTAGCTGTGCGATAAATAATGAAAATTGGAGCTTTTTAATGGCCGGACCAGCTTATTTTGATGCGTTTAGACGCATTGTAGTACAACCAGACAATATTACAATTAGTGCAGATGCAGTGGATGATACACTGACACTGGTAGCGGGTGCGGGGATCAGCTTAGTAGCTAATGCAAACAGTGATCAAATTACTATTGTTAACACTAACTCTGGACAGTTCTCATTAGCAGTTGCCGGCGATGATTCCACATTGAGAACAATAAACAGTGGTGAAACTATTAGATTTGCTGGCACAGGTGGTGTTACTGTAACATCAAATGCTGAAGGTGCTATTACAATTAATGGTCCAAATTTAGCCGCTGTTTCACAAAATATTATTCCTACAGCAGATGTGACTTATGATATAGGTTCATCTACTAATAGATTTAGGGACATTTATCTAAGTGGTAGTACAATATATTTGGGATCTACTACAGTTGGGGTTACTAGTGCAGGGCAGTTAGTTGTATCTGAGGAATACACTGGCGGTGAAGGAATTGGTGGCATAGCATCAGTAGAGTGGACTAATGCTAGTGAAATTGAGATACGTACTGAAGATGATTCCCCATATATTGATAAATTAGAATCTTTAAAAATTGGTGATACATTTACATTTTTAACTGGGTCGTCGGGAACATTCCCACCAAATACTATTGTTACTGTTTCAGGAGCAGTCACAAAAACTAATACAGTTAGCGGGTTTTTTGATTTTGTTATTCCTGTGTTACAGTCACCTGTTAGTAATGTTTTTGTTTATACATTTACAATAACTAGAAAACCAATAACAGACATAAGCCAATTATCTAATGATTCTGGCTATTTAACTTCTTGGTCTTTTAATGTAGCAGGTGATGATTCTACATTAAGAACTATAGATAAAGGCGAAACTATAAAATTTATTGGAGCATCAAATGTAACGGTCACTACAGATGCAGAAGGCAATATTACTATAACTGGACCAAATCTATCTAGCTACTTAACTAGTATTCCTAATGATGTTACAATCGGTGGCGTTAGAATAAACACAAATCTTATTCAAACTGTAGATAGTAACGCAGATTTAGAATTAGACGCATCAGGTACGGGTGCGATTCAGTTACGTAGTAGGTTAAAGTTATCTGATGGCACAAGCCCTGATGGTCTTTGGACCAACTTTACACCAACATGGACTGCCGCTACAACCAACCCAACTATTGGTAATGGACTACTAGAAGGCACATATAAACGTGTTGGCAATACTGTTCATGTATGGATGATGATGATAGCTGGATCAACAACAACTTTTGGTTCTGGCGAATATAAAATCAGTTTGCCTGTTACTGCAAGAGCAATTAGCAGAGCAGTGCTAAGTTTAGTTATGAACAATGATGGTACTAGACTTTATAATTCTCTAGCTCATAATGCATATACAACTAGTTTAAGTTTGGATAGTGATAATGTAACACTATTTTGGGATACTGGTGTTGTTACACATAACAGTCCATTCGCTTGGGCGTCCGGAGATTGGTTTATAATCTCCGGAACTTACGAAGCATCTTAAGCAACTTTAAGAAGAATAGTTTCTTCGTTGATGCGACCATTCATTTTAGTGTCTGTAGCATTGATGTCCTCCAAAAACTTACGTAATTGAACTTTACCAGCAGCCTTAAACTCTTTGAGTTTTTCTTCTGGCTTGCGGATAGTTTTGCAGATACTCTGTGCTTCACTAAAACCAGTTAGGCTTGTGCCCTTAACTCCCAATTCCATATATTCGTTGGCCACATACTTGCCCAGTTTACGACTTTTAGTATTATAAATCCAAAGTTCCTTAGCACCAAGAATGTCTGTGGGATTAATACTGACCAATTTAAGCGGTTCAAAAGTTTTCATGTATTTCATCTTAGCCACCACCTTATCAGCAGGCACTGCTTTTTTGGCACGTGGCTTACGAGTAACTTTAGCTTCTTGCATTAGCATAGTACAAGCTTCGTTTACTTCTTTCAAAAAATCAATGAATGTACGAATCTGTTTTTTACTACGGTGACTATAACCCTCTTTAAGTTGCTCGTCAGCCTTGCCACTAGCCAACTCCTCCAGCTCAGCAAGATCACGAGAATAGAAGTCACGGATAATACGAGCATGAGCAGCCTTGGCTTGTTTGCCTTTAAGCAAATTTAGCACTTTGAACTCTTTAGGATTAAAATTATCTGGGTCAGTTTGCCAACGTTGGATAGCGTCTTCAATTTCTTCAGTCATTCCAAAAGTGGCTTCGCGTACACGTTCCTGAATACTAATTTGTGGAGCGGAATTTTTTACTTCTTTTTCTTCCTCTTCTTCAATATCCATTTTGCTGTTTTCAACTATGTCAGCAATTTGATCACCAAGCCATAAGGCACTGTTACGACCGTTATTGAAGTCTGCACGAACACTAGGCATACCACGAAGCAAGCAACTAGCAATAGCACCCATGGTTCCGTTGCAACGCCAATCTTTACTTTTCTTAAAAGCTTCAATTACATTTTTTGGATAATCGTTACTGGTCATCCATTTAATCACTGCAGGTTTCAAATCACTGGCTTTGAATTCAGTTCTGTAATAGGCCATAGCACTTTGCCAATGTCTATAAAATTGCTCAGTATTAAAATTCTCACAACCTTCCCAACTAGGGCTGTGATCCTTTTGTGACTTAGAACGATGTTCGGCAACTTGTTTTCGAGTAACACGAGTTTTCTTTGTATTTGCTCTAGCCAATTCATTTCTCCTATCAGTGTTTAACTATGTATATTATTATATGTTCAGTCCAAAAGTTTGTCAATCTTTATCCAAAAGAAAACCCGCCCGTTGACTATGTCTAGAGGGGCGGGTCGTATTATTATTTTTTGGCTGCTTTTTCTGCTTCACGTTCTTCTTTGGTTTTTGGTTTTCGAATCACGTTTTGGCATTTTGGATCTTTTTTAACATCACATTTGACATGCTCTGCTGGTTTTGGTGGAGGTGCTTTTGGATCACCTTTCTTAGCTGGCGCTGGCTTCTTGTTAGCGTCTTTTTCTGCTTGTTTGGCTTTTTCAGCATCTGGACGCTCAATTTTTACCTTCTTAGTATCTACTGCTACTGGTGGATTCTTCTGTGCGTCTTTTTTCTCTTGGGCTTGGGCTGGATATGATAATGCCAGAGCCAAACCTGCTACAAAAATGATATGTTTCATAGGTTGCTCCTAATAGTCAAGTATTTAACTCCAGCGCAAAAGAAACCAATCTAAGTGCTGTTTTTTCTTTAGTTCGAATATATGATAGGCTGTACGAGCGTGATAGCCAAAAGTTTGTTTACACCAATCGTTAATAGAAACATAAGTTTCTTCGTCGTAAGTTACATCTTCATCAATCTGACTGGGATAGGAAGGCTCTTGCCAAACCTCCACCACCCATCGTCTATTGTCTCGTCTATATTTTATGTCCAAAGTGATTCACGAATTTTGATGAGACGAATCATCATTTCTTCATCTTCTTTTTCATAAGATTCCTCCATCTCACGAAGCTTAGCCAATGAATTATCACGCATAACTTCTTCTTCAGGAGTCTTATCTTCCATGTCTAGAAGATGGTAGCCTTTTTCACGACGCATATTACAGTAGTCATGCCAGCCGCTGGCATCGTAAATATCGGGACGTTTTGGATAAATCTCTTTCCACCAAGTATAAAGTTCT